ATCATCAAATAATGCTTCAGTGAAGTTTCGTTTTATCTTCTGATCCTCCCAAACAAGTCCTTTTAAATCTTTATACTCTATTCTCTCAACTCCACGTCTTGTTACTTTGACAGCGCAGTTGTTGTAATACAGGTAAGCATTCTCAGAATCATCCATCATAAATCTAGCATCAATCTTTGGCAAGAAGTTTAAGAAGTTCTCAGTGAAGAACTTAGTATTCATAGCAAAGTAATTATATACAGACATATCATTTATATTCTCAAGGTAGTCCAATATGAAGTCCTTTATAATCTCCTCACTTGAATCTCTTATGACATTGTCTTGTATACGAATAAATACAAAGTTCTTAGATCCGTCAGGGTAGTATTTATAGAAACCATTGTTGCTCAAATAGTCCCTAAGTAAATGTGGCACTAAGTCAATCTTACCCTTGCTTGATTTTGTCCAGAAGTTGTTTGGGTTCTCCTCACTACTAATCTGCTCAATGACATCAGCAGGTACATCGTTATATACCTCAGCTACTTTATCTAAAGGCATACCTACCTTTATGTCGTTCTTTATAGCGACAGTCTTGTCGATGTCCTCGTAAAACTTAGTGTTATGTATTGCTGTGTTTCTGTACGCGCTCTCAATTAATGTTGGTATCTCTCTAGCCATCTCACCATTAACATCATATGAGTCAATTATACTTCTAGCAGTATTTATGTCAACACCAAACTCATTGAACGCACAAGCAAGTATGTATAAGTTATTGTTACGCTGTCCTGGTATCATACCATAATTCTTCTGCCACCAAAGAGACAAACGTCTTGTTATCTCATTAGTATCATCAACACGAATCATTGGCTTAACAGCAGGCTTGTATGTGTCAGAGTTGTCCATGTCAGACCATATTAATGATATCTCATTAACATATATCTCTGGATCGTATGACTCATAACATACGCGACTTATATTCTTGCATGTCACATCAAACTCATCGCAATTATAGTACTTCTTCAATGCGTTGAAATACTTCTTATGGTTCATTGGGTCTTTTGGTATCCTAACCAAAGCTTTCAATCCATCTCCAGATGGTGACGTAAAAACACAGTAAGAGTAATTGTCATTAATCAATTCTTCTCTCTTAGCAAACAAATGTTGCTCGTCTCTGAATCCATCAAAGTCAACACATATAATACCGCTGTGCTCAAGTATTGCATTGTCAGCACGTTTCGAGAATGTGCCTGAGAAACAAATAGCAGGAAGCTTCTTTTTCTTCTCATTTCGCTTGTCCTTCTCTGTCTCGTTTCTTACAGCCTCGACTAAGTATTTTGACTTTCCGTTCTTTATTCTCTCTATTGCTACTCCAACATCAACGTGATATGGTGTTGACGTATCATTGATTGTCTTGAAATAAGTTATCATATTCTTCGGTGTCTTTTAAGTATTTGAAATCTTTTTGTTCTGTATAAGTATTATGCATTTTTACACCATGCAATACAGTAGCATGATCCCTACCGAAATAATCACCAACCTGTTGAAGTGATAAACCACGTTCCCTCATCTTGTGATACAAATAATATCGTCTATGACATTTAACTTGGCTACGAGATGGAACATTTAGTTGATCATCATTAATCAACTTAATTATCTTTTCTAAAAATTCACTCACATTACCAATCTTTAAGATTGAACCACAATAATCACATCTTTCCATCTTCTCTAAATTTTATTTCTTTTCTAATTAAATCCAAGTGCCACTCTGCACCACCATAGTCAAGTACTGCTTGCAAGTAATCATCGTCCATATCTTGTATCGCGATATACGATAATGGCTGCTTACCATCTTTGCCTCTGCTACCTCGTGTAGCGTATTGTCTTACAAGCTGGAAGTCATCATCTGCATATACAGCATGATGAACTACTTTCTTCATATCCATAGCACCATATCTAGCGTAATCAAGTCCTCCATCAACCATCGCATCATTAGGACATCCGCACATATTATAGTCGTGCCTGTGTCTACTTACTATTGTCTTTAAACATTCTGTGCATGTCACTGCATTATATACTAACTGTCTCATATTAAATAATTGTCGTTCCACGTTGATTCTTTTGTTTTGCCATCTATCCACGGCCATGTATCTCTTGCCTTCTCTATGTCACCATCACAATAATACTTACACCATAATATCTGCTCATAGTATTGGTCTGAATATTTATCAGTTGGTGATACCCAAAAGATACAAAACTGCCATCTGAAAAAGTATATGTAGAAAGCTGGAGGCCATTCAAATCTTGGTGTGTCATATTTATCTTTCCAACCTAACTCAAGTTTTTTAAACTTGATTGGCCAACCTATCTGTATCCAGTAATTTTTGCCAAATAGTTTTATTGTCCAATCTTTTGATCGTCTGACCATTGGTGCGCTCGCTGGATCTTTTATCTTGCGTATTGTTACTATATTCCTATCAAAGTTTATAGGCATGAAGTAAGGACATCCATGTACTATCTTTCCAAAGTAGTACTTCTTAATTGGTTTCTTGAAATTCATTTCATTCTTATTTTAGTTAAATACAAAATCGCATCCATTAATTCTTCAAGAAGGTGGTCCTTCCATTGATCCTCATTCAAGTCAGTCCTATCTAACGTTGTGTTATACTTCTTGATTCCAACAGCAGAACGTTGTCTAAACTTTTCGATTATACTCTCAACTACACTGTCTACTAACTCAAAGTCACTGTACTGAAAATACCAGTGTGTGTAATTGCCATCGCGGTCCTCACCGATTAACCACGCGCCATATTTATCAGGATTATAAACCTCGACAATCTGTCCTAAATTGAAATAACTATTACCGATAGTTATCCTTACCTTCTGTCCTTTATTTAGCATATTATATTTGATTACAATTTAAAAATGCCGACTAGACATACCTATCGGCATATAGTTTTTCCCAGTATGTTGGGTTAACCACAGAACTATAACTGTCAACCATTGAATCGAGTTGGAAGGGAGGGATTCGAACCCCCGAACTCATAAGAGAGCAGATTTACAGTCTGCCGCCTTTAACCACTCGGCCACCTTCCAATTTGGTAGAGATTTGAACTACACGCATAATCACCCATACGTTGTATTTTATTGGCACTCTACCTTTGCAAGTACACCTTAACTTGCGCCCCCATTCGTGGAATTGCCCGATCTCCCAATGGTTGTCGTTGTACTATCAGACATCAAACGACTGCTTGTCTCAAGAATGGATTCGAACCATTGTCACATCCGTTTACCTGCGCGACTTACGTTGAATCTCCTACAGGTTAAATGATGGTCGAGCTTCCCATCTTTAATGTCGCATTTCGCCTTAGACCACTCAGCCACTTGAGAACCTGTAGGTCACGCTTAACCTATTGAGTTGCTAGCAGGTACACTCTTCGATGCCGAACATCAGCGTTTTTATTTTAAAACATCTTCCCATTTCTTTTTCATTCCAATTGGGTCTGCAATATATTCTTGTATTTCTTTTATTGCATCATTGGGCGATTCAAATGCTATATGTTTGCATCCAATTCTTATAATACAACCTCTATGTAAAAAATCTATTGATAAAGGATATTGCCTTAGTGTTTCAGGACCTGTCATTCTAATTTCAATAGGTTGAATTTCTTCATTTCTTAACTCATCTTGTTCTGTTTCTTCCATTTTATTTAATTTAAATTGTTACTAAAAAAATGCAACTTTTATTACTGTCCGAAAGAGTTGCCAACTTTGCCTACCTACGATTAGGAGTGACTGGTGCGCCCTGCAAGATACCCTACACGTTATAAGCGTTCACTGAACTACGATCCCTTGTACTTCGGGAGCAATTACCTATGTTCAATAATATGCTTTGTTCACGCTACCTGAACACTCAAGTAAAATGAACAAGATATTATTAAACTAATGTCAATAAATACAACGTCTTATTTACAAGACCTAACATCTCATCCAATATGTTCTCTAAGTCACATGGATAGTTGTCAGAGTCAGCTTCACTCTCAATCAATTTCTGCATTGATTTCAAATGACTCATTGCGTCAGTAGCTTTTGACTCAGGAATTACAATTGGAATTCGTTTGTTACGACCAAAATACTTCTCAGTAAATGAGTCTGTCAACTCTAAAATACCATCATAATAATGACCTAAAGCTTTATGCTCTGCAAATGATGTTGTCTGTAAATGTTGCAAGTGCATCATGTCTCGCGATTGGAATAACATCCCAATAAATTTTCCTGTTTCCATATTACAAATTTAACTTCTTTTATTTAAATCAAGCCACGATCCAAGATATATTGGCATCATAAGCCAACCTAACAAAATACACAACACCATTTTAATTATAGTATCAAACAACCTATCGTTCTCTGCATGTGTTACCCCAAATGTAAAAAATGAGGAGAAGAACACATAAAATATAGCCCACCACATAATTAGAAAGGTAATTCTTCATCATCACCAGACATGTCAATCGTAGGAACTGACGCTACATTGCCACCTATTGCCTCAATCTTAAAAGCCTGAAGAGTATTAAAATACTTTGTTTCACCTTTAGGTGATACCCACTCTCTTCCCTTCAGATTGAAACTCACCTCAACCTCCTGGCCTTTACCAAAACTGTCAAGTAAACTAACCTTGTCCTGCGTAAATTCTAACATGATGTCCTGCGGATACTGCGCTTCTGACATGTCAGTCACAACGAACTCACGTTTACTAAACTTCTCTGACACTTGATGTGTCGGTCTAATCACCTTGATTACACCCCTCATTTTAAATGCACTCATTTTATTTGATTTAATTGATTACTAAAATACACCGTCAGTCAATATCTCTTGCTGTCTGTGTGTGAAATGCTCGCTGATATACTGTATCAGTTCTGCCATTGTTTGAAAGACTTTTGTTGAATCTTTAGCTGATATATTGCATCTTACAATGTATCCATTACTTACTTGTGTTATTTCTATCATTTGTTTTTATTTATTACTTGTTTATAATACTCATTGGCATACGTCTCAGCTGCCTTTACTCTTCGCTCAATCTTTAATATGTCATCGTCAGTTAACTCTACAGGAACAGTAGTAACGCAAAGCCTCTTGTCTATAAAGTCATCAACATAATGCAAGGACTCACTCTCCCACTCAGGCTTAATCGTCTCAGGTGTGCTAACCAATACATGCGCCACCTCACCATGCCTCCACTCATCACCAGTTATCTTACTCAATATATATAAGTACAACTTAACCTGCCATTGATACCCTACGTCATATGCCTTCTCAGGTGTCTTTGGGAATGTCTTTTTGGTCCATGATGACTTGATATCGATAACCTTTCTTCTCTCACAATCAACAATGTCAGGATGTCCTCCAAGTATACCATACGTAATATAATAATACTTGTCAGTCTCCTCAAGCTTATTGTAATCAGTGTCGAACACATCATTATACACATCAATCGAATCAACCTCAACAGCCCAGCCTTTCTCGGTTGTTGGATTAGAGAAATTATTCTCATACCTATATACCTTCCGATCAACATACTCCTCAATCAACGTCTTTGCTCCTGCCGACAGCTCAACAGGCGAGTCACGCTTGGCTATCAACTCGTCACGCTTCTCAGCCTGCTTCTCCGTCAGTTTTATCTTACTGAGCAACTCGTTGAGTTGTTCGTTCTGCTTTGCCGTCAACCCATCATCACCCAAGAAAACAGGACTGGATGTCGATGCCCTAAGCCTCAGACTCAGCATCTTGTAGTTGTTTTAGTTGTTCGTCAGTTAGCTTATACTGAGACTTTATCTTCTCAACTGTTGTCGACTTTGATCGAACAGCATCAATGGCTACCAATATACTTGACTCAGTAAATACCTTCATC